AGGAAGAAGGTATAATTGCTGATGTTAGAGACGTTAGTGATGACGTACCTGCTAAAGAAGAAGAGTCAGCAGAAACAGAAGACTTGGAAAAAGATGATTCTGAGACAGAAAACTTAGATGAAGATGATCCTAGTAGATATGTTACTGTAGATGATTGGAGAGGTATGGAAGAAAGAATTGCTAATTTAGAAGATGCAGTTTCTAATCTTAAAAAAGATAAGGAATCTAATTCTGAAAAAGTAGTTGAAGCTGAAGAACAACCTAAAGACAGACAACCAAAGTCTAGAACAGTAAAAGAGGAGTTCTCAGATAAAGAAAATAATGAAGAAAATCTTGACAGCGACCTAAAAGAAGAGCTTTCAAAACCTGCTGCTGATCCTATCAAGCACAATCCTGAAAGTAATTCTGATAAAGTTGAAATGACAAGATACTCAGAAAAAAGACGAGGTTCTGTAATGGATAACGTCTTAGATAAATTAATAAACAATTAAATTTTAAATAAAAATGGCTTTAAACATTACATCAACCTATGCAGGAGAGTTTTCTGGAAAGTACATCGCTGCTGCATTATTATCAGGCAACACTATCTCCAAAGGTGGGATAGAAGTTAGACCTAACATTAAGTATAAAGAAGTAGTTAAAAAAGTAGCAACTTCTGGTCTTATTGTAGATTCTACTTGTGACTTTACGTCAGCAGGTAATATAACTCTTACTGAAAGAATTATTCAGCCAGAAGAGTTTCAAGTAAACAATGAATTTTGTCTTACTCCATTTGTATCAGATTGGGAAGCAGTATCTATGGGATACTCAGCTTATGACAAAATCCCTGCTAAATTCTCAGATTTCTTAATAGCTCACGTAGCTAAAGAGGTTGCTCAAAAAACTGAGCAAAATATCTGGCAAGGTGCTAACGCTACAGCAGGTGAATTTGATGGTCTAGTAACACTAGCTCAAGCTGATGCTAATACTGTTAAGATTACAGGTACTACTGTAACTAACGCTAATGTAGTAGCAGAAATGGCAAAATTAATTGACGCTGCTCCAAGTGCTATCTACGGAAAAGAGGACTTAAAACTTTATGTTTCTCAAAACGTAGCTCAAGCTTACATCAGAGCTTTAGGTGGATTTGCAAACGTCACAAATGGTATTGACAATAAATCACAAATGTGGTATAGTGGTCAAGAATTATCATTTGATGGTGTTCAAGTATTCCTAGCAGAAGGTATGGCTGATAACACTATGATGTTAGCTCAGACTTCTAACCTTTACTTTGGTACTGGATTATTGAATGATATGAACCTTGTAAAAACTCTAGATATGGCAGACCTTGATGGTTCTCAAAATGTTAGAGTAATTATGAGATTTACAGCAGGTGTACAGTATGGTATCTCAGAAGATATTGTAGTGTATTGTGGAACTTGCTAATTAGAATACACTTATAAGGGGTAGGATAGGATTGTTCCTACCTTATCCCTTTTTTTTTAAAAAATATAAAATTATAATTATGGCTTGTACATTAACAACTGGAAGAAAATTACCTTGTAAGACTGGTTTTGGTGGGGTTAAAAAAGTATATTTTGCTGATTATGGAACTTTAGGAGCTGTTACTGTCAATGCTGATGGTACTATTGACAATATTGGTGGCTCTCCTGTTTGGTTTGAATTTGATGTAAAAGGAAATTCATCTTTAGAATCATCTATAAATAGTTCTAGAGAAAATGGTACAACTTTTTATGCTCAAACACTTAATCTAACTTTACCTTATTTAGATGCTGCTACACAGCAAGAAATACAATTATTAGCTGTTAGTAGACCACACTTAGTAGTAGAGGATTACTTAGGTAACCAATTCTTATGTGGATTAGAAAATGGAGTAGAATGTACTGGTGGTTCTGTAGTAACAGGAGCAGCAGCAGGAGACTTGTATGGATTTACTCTGACTTTTGAAGGTCAAGAGGAAAAAGCACCTGCATTTGTAGACGCAGGTCTAATCACAGCAAGTGCAACACAAATAACTCCTAATTAAGATATCAACTCTTAATACATTCTCAATAACTAAAGCATCCTTATGGGGTGCTTTTTTTATTTTACAAATTCAATTAATTAATTCGTTATATACAAAATGATTGTATTAACTACTACAGCATCTCAGACACTTAAAGTAATACCTAGAGAATATTTAGGTAATTTTACTATAGATGTTAGAGATACAAGTCTTAACAAAACATATAATTATTGGGAGGATACAGGAACTGTAAGTGGTAATTATTATGAGTTTACAAATTCCTATGTAGATGGAAGTGGGAACTCAATATTTAAAGAAGCTAGATTTTATGATTTAGAATTATATGCTGATTTTAATTATTGGAATACTAACCTTAGTTTATGGGAAATGTATGATGAAATTTGGCAAGTAGATTCTGACCAAAAAGAACGAATGTATAAAGACAAAATATTTATAACAGATCAAGATATTGACCAGTTAAATGATAATGATCATTACCAAATTAACAAGGGGCAATACAAAACAAATAATTCATTCAATAATGAGTATATTGTAATATGAAAAATAGAAAAAGAAATAGCTTAGGACAATTTAAAAAAAGCTCAAAATCAGAGATTAGCTTTGTAAATTTAGCTACTTATACAAGTCCAGATGTTGTAGAACTGCCTAATAAAGATTGGGTAAAATACGGAGATGATAATAACTATTTTCAGTATCTCTTAGATATGTATAATGGTTCACCTACTAATAACGCTTGTATTAATGGATTATCTCAACAGATATATGGTAAAGGCTTAAACGCTACAGATGCAAATAAAAAGCCAGAGGAATACGCTAAAATGGTATCTATGTTAAGTAAAGATGCTGTTAGAAAGCTGTGTTATGATTTAAAATTAATGGGACAATGTGCTATTCAAGTTATCTATTCTAAAGACAGACAGACTATAGCTAAACTAGAACATTTTCCAATAGAAACATTAAGAGCTGAAAAATGTAATGATAAAGGAGAGGTTACTGGATATTATTATTTCAAAGATTGGGCAAAGATAAAGCCTAATGACCATCCACGAAGAATACCTGCCTATGGCTATAGTAAAGAATCTATAGAGATTTATTATGTGCAACCATATAAAGCAGGATTTTACTATTATAGTCCTGTAGATTATCAAGGTGGATTACAGTATTGTCAGCTAGAACAAGAAATTTCTAATTACCATTTAAATAACATAGAAAATGGTTTAGCTCCTAGTATGCTTTTAAACTTTAACAATGGTATTCCCAACCAAGAAGAAAGACGTTTATTAGAACGTAAAATAGCAGAGAAGTTTAGTGGCTCAAGTAATGCAGGTAAATTTATATTAGCTTTTAACGATAATAAAGATGCTCAAGCTGAAATAACTCCTGTTCAATTAAGTGATGCTCACCAACAATACCAATTTTTAAGTGAAGAATCTACTAAAAAGATAATGGTAGCACACAGAATTGTTAGTCCTATGTTATTTGGTATAAAAGACACTACAGGATTAGGTAATAATGCTGACGAGATTAAGACAGCATCTCTATTACTTGACAACACAGTTATAAGACCATTTCAAGAACTATTAATAGATTCCTTTGATATACTACTAGCTTATAATAATATTAGCTTAAACCTCTATTTTACAACTTTACAGCCATTAGAGTTTACAGAAGTTGATCCTGACTTACAAACTGATGAAGAAATAGAAGAAGAAACAGGAGTTAAACAAGACTTATCTGATGATAGACCAGAATTATCTGATGAATTGTCTGAGGATATTTTAGGAAACCTTAGAGAATCAGCTCATAAAATTGAAGAGGAGTATGAATTTGTAGATGAATTAGATCAAGACGAAGAAATAAGCAATGAAGATTGGGCAAATTCTTTAATAAAAGAGAAAAAAAGTACGTTATCAAAAATCAAAGAATATGTAGGTTTAAAGAGTTCTAGTGAAGATAATGTAGGTAGCCTTAGAGATGGTAGTGCATTTAGTTATTTAGATTCTAAAAATGGACTATACAAAATTCGTTATAGATATGCTATAGGTTCTAGAAAGCCTATGGAAAGTGGTAATTCATCTAGAGACTTCTGTAGAGAAATGATGAAACTATCTACAGAGGGTTTAGTGTGGCGTATAGAAGATATTGATAAAGCCTCATTTAGAGAAAATGTAAACGTAGAGTTTAGACACAAAGGTAAGCCTTATGATATATTCAAATTCAAAGGAGGTATCTATTGCAGACATAAATGGGTAAGGGTTTTATATAAGCTAAAAAATAAAGCTGAAGTATCAGAAGATTTAAACGATTATAGGAAAGCTACAAAAAAAGAGTTTCCTGCTAGTTATATTAAAAATCCTAGAGGAACAAAGGATAGCGTAGTAGCACCTGAAAATATGAAAAACAGAGGAGCATATCCTAAATAAGAGATTATGGCAACAGCATTATTTATAAATCGTACAGACTTAGTTAGAAATTCCATAATGGATGGCAATGTGGATACTGATAAATTTATTCAGTTTATTAAACTAGCTCAAGAAATACACATACAAAATTATCTCGGAACGGAGTTATATAATGAGATAAGTGGAATGATTAGTGATGGTAGTATAGATGATAATGCTAATGCTAAATTTAAGACACTATTAAATGAATATATAGCACCAATGCTTATCTGGTTTGCTCAAGTGGATTATATACCATTTGCTGCTTATCAAATAAGGAATGGAGGGATTTATAAACATAGCTCTGAAACCTCAGAATCAGTTTCTAAAAATGAAGTTGATTACTTGGTAGAGAAAGCACGTCAAAACGCTAACTGGTACAGTAGAAGGTTTATTGATTATATGGCTTTTAATCAATCTAGCTTTCCTAAATACACTAGCAATACAAATGACGATATATCACCTAGCCAAGATGCTACATTTAATGGATGGGTATTATGACATATAAGCCAAAAAAAAATAACATAGAAAAATTAAAAACTTTTCTAAAAAAAATAAATATTAAAAATAAAATAAAAAATGGCAAGTTTTTACAACAATAAAATCAGTACAACTTATGTCTCAATTATCAAATCACTTGATAATGCTGCTCTTACAGCTAGTTTAAAAGAACTTTCAGATGGATCAGGTAATGCTACTGGTTTATTTATGAATACTGGTGGTGATTTTAAAGTTACTAATATTTTAGAATGGGGTACATTAAAGGATACAGGTGAAAACATCTCTATTACTAAGTTTGTAGATGAAGCTGATGGTATTGCTAATAATGACAATGATACAACCATCCCAACTACAGCAGCAATAGTAGACTATGTAGCTTCAAGAATAACTTTAGAAGATTTAGATTTTAGTGGAACAACAGGTACAGGTAGTGTTGATTTAGACAGTCAAGTATTTGCAATCGTAGGTACTACAAACGAAATAGAAACCACAGCAGGTAGTCAGCAATTACAAATAGGACTACCCACTAATGTTACAATAAGTGGTAATTTACAAGTAAATGGTTTACTAAAAGGTAACAATAACTTAGTAGTTAAAGATACTTCTGATAGAACAATGGCTGCTTTTTATGGTGGCAATAAAGTAGAGTTATACTTTAACGACAGTAAGAAATTTGAAACAACTTCAGATGGGGTTACAGTAACTGGTGGATTAACTGCTACAGGAAGCTCTGTATTTACAAGTGCTAGTTTTAGTGGTACAATTACAGGTAATGTAACAGGAGACTTAACAGGAAATGTAACAGCAACCTCAGTTCTTGCAAATGGAGTTGAAGCAACAACTAGAGGTGTTGGAGATAATTCTAATGCAGTAGCAACAACAGCTTTTGTTCAAAGTGTAGTAACAGCTCAAGATTTAGATTTTAGTGGAGATGATGCTTCTGTTTTAGGATCAGTAGATTTAGATTCTCAAACATTTGCAATTATTGGAACAACAAATGAAATAGAAACAAGTGCATCTGGTCAAACTTTAACTATAGGATTACCTTCTTCTATAGCTGTTAATGTTGTAGGTGATTTAACTGGTAATGTTTCTGGTAACGTAACTGGTAATCTCACAGGAGACGTTACAGGTGATTTAACTGGAAATGTAACTTCTACGAGTGTATTAGCTAACGGAGTTACAGGAACAACTCAACCACAAAGCGATAACTCAACTAGAATAGCAACAACTGCATACGTAGATAATCAAACAGGTTTAAGTGATACTCTTTCAGAGGTTCTTGCTCTAGGAAATACAACAGGTGCTACAAAAATTTCAGTAGATAATACTTCAGGAGGTATTGATTTTATTGATAATGCTAAAGCTAGATTTGGAACAGGTAATGATTTACAAATATTCCACTCAGGTAGCGATAGTTTTATAAAAGATGTTGGTACAGGTAGCTTGTTTATAGATACTGATGGGGCTGCAATTCAACTAACATCAGGTAGCACTTCAAAAAATATGTTAAGAGGTGTGAAAGATGGCGCAGTTGAATTATATCACAACAATAGCAAAAAATTAGAAACTACAAGTACAGGGGTTAGTGTTACAGGGGTTACAGATACAGATGGCATAACCTCATCAGCAGAAATTGATGTAGATTTAGCAAGTGAGGGCAAATATTTTGAGGGTGGAAGTGGAAGTGCAAGAAGATTATCTATTACAACTGGAACAAACTCTTCAGCACACGCCCTACATACTTTCAATATTGCTTCTAGTAATGGTAAATATAAATTTGATATTGATGGCACAGAGCAGTTTTCTGTAGATGCAAGTAATGCAAGTTTAGGAGGAAATTTAACCATAGCAGGAAACTTAACAGTTAATGGTACAACTACAACTATAAACACTTCAACAATAGCAGTAGAAGATTCAATGATTGAGATGGCTAAAGACAATGCTGCTAACTCACTTGATATTGGAACATACGGAAAATACAATGATGGATCAGCAAGATATTTAGGTTTATTTTCTGATGCTTCAGATTCTAATGTTTTTAAATTATTTAAAAATCTTACAGTACAACCAACAACAACAGTAGATACTTCTGATGCAAGTTTTGCTTTAGCTGATTTAG